CGGTACGGGGACGCGCGTGCGCCGGTTTTCAGCCAGTAGAAGACGTCTAGGAGGCAAGCATGGATTTGATCGAAACCAGTTCAGTGGATGACGGTGACCTGCCGGTTGCAGCGTTTCGTGCGCATCTGCGTCTGGGCGCAGGCTTTGCCGACGAGGCGACGTCGGACGCTCTGCTGGTCCAGTATTTACGCGCGGCGATGGCGATGATCGAGGCGCGCACGGGCAAAGCCCTGATGACACGTGATTTCAAGATGACGTTGCAGCGCTGGCGCTGGGCGGATGCCCAGGCACTGCCGGTGGCTCCGGTCTCAGTGGTCTCTGCGATGACGTTGATTGATGTGTTCGGTACGCCCGAAGTTGTTGATATCGAACGCTTCCGTTTAGTTTCTGACCGGCACCGCCCGCAGGTTGCGGCGACGGGTGCCGTGCTGCCGATGGTGCCCAGCAAGGGCTCGGTCGAAGTGGAATTCACCGCCGGGTTCGGCGTTGTTTGGGACGCGGTGCCCGATGATTTGCGCCAGGCTGTCATGCTTTTAGCGGCGCAGTTCTACGAGGCGCGCACCGAGGGTGACGCCGCTGTGCCGGGGGCTGTCGAGGCGTTGATGAAACGCTGGATGCCGGTTCGGATCACGGCTGGGGGGCATCGCTGATGCGCTATTCCCTCAACCGACCGATGGTGCTGGAGGAAGTGGTCACAACCCCGGATGGGGCAGGCGGCTTTACCACCAGCTGGACCGAGTTGGGCACGCTTTGGGTCGAGTTGCGCGCCGGGTCTGGCACCCAGCAACGGGGCACGATTGCGCCCGAGGGCCGGATGCTGTTCCGCGTCTATATGCGCGCAGCCCCACAGGGCAGCCCGCAGCGGCCCCGCCCCGACCAGCGCCTGCGCGAAGGGGATCGTTTCTTTACGATCCTCGCGGTTTCAGAGGCCGATACGCAAGGCGCATTTCTTCTGTGCCACGCCCGTGAGGAGGTGCCTGCATGAGCTATCAATCTGCCACAGCCCTGCAACAGGCTTTGTATGATGTGCTGATAAATGACGCGACTCTGGCGGGGTTGTTGCCCGGCGGCGTGCATGACGCGGCACCACCGGGAACGCCGCAAGGCACCTATGGCGTGATCGGTGTCGAGGACGCGATTGATCGGTCCGACGTGACCGGTCCGGGGTCCGAGCATCGGGTGCAGATCTCGGTGGTCAGTGATGCCTCGGGCTTTTTGACAGGCAAAAGTGCTGCCGCGCGTATCTCGCAAATTCTGCCCGATACGCAACCGGCACTCAGCACCGGGCGCGTCGTTGCGATCTGGTTTCATCAAGCGCGTGCGCGGCGGGTCGAGGGGGCCACTGTGCGCCGTATCGACCTGACATTCCGTGTCCGCGTCGAAGGTTAAGTTTTCAGAATAAGGAGTGGCTGGCATGGCTGTGCAAAGCGGCAAGGATCTGTTGATCAAGATGGATATGACCGGAGCGGGTCAGTTCGAAACCATCGCGGGGCTGCGTGCATCGCGCATCAGCTTTAACGCGGAGACGGTCGATGTGACCAGTCTCGATAGTTTGGGCGGCTGGCGCGAGTTGCTGGCCGGGGCGGGCGTCAAAGCGGCGTCGATTTCGGGCTCTGGTGTGTTTCGTGATGCGGCGACCGATGAACGGGCACGGGCTGTGTTCTTCAACGGTGAAATCCCGGATTTTCAAGTGATTATCCCTGATTTTGGCACCGTCGAAGGCGCGTTCCAGATCACCAGCATCGAATATGCGGGGTCGTATAACGGCGAAGCGACCTACGAGATGACGCTGGCGTCGGCTGGGGTTCTGGAATTCGTCGCGGCAACAATCTCGGCGCTTGCGCCTTTGGATTATGTGGGTGACGGCGGCGACCAGCCTCCTGAGGAAGTGCCAAGCGGGGAGCCGGTCTAATGACCAATCCCTACGCGGGCGAGGTGTCACTGGTCATCAATGGCGAGCGGCGGGTGCTGAAGCTCACGCTGGGGGCTTTGGCCGAGCTCGAGGATGCGTTGGGGGCGACAAGCCTCGTGGCGCTGGTCGAGCGGTTCGAAGCTGGGTCATTTTCGGCGCGCGACGTGATGGCGCTGATCATGGCCGGGCTGCATGGCGCGGGTCATGCAACGGTCGCTGATGATCTGCTGCGCGCCGATATTGAAGGCGGCGCGGTGGCGGCGGCCCGAGCGGCTGCGCGACTTCTGGCGCTGGCCTTTGCCTTGCCAGAGGCGGCCGCGTGACACGCAAAGACGGAGTGACCCCAAAAGGGTTGGATTGGCCGGGTTTATTGGCCGCAGGGCTGCATGGCCTTGGGTTGAAACCCGCCGAGTTCTGGGCGCTGACGCCCATTGAATTGATGCTGATGCTGGGCCGGGACCAAACCGCCGAGGGGACCTTTACGCGCGAGCGATTGGAAACCCTTTTGCGGCAGTTCCCGGACCAAGCAGCACCACAGAAAACGGGAGCGGATGATGGCGGGAATGGACGAACTGGGCACCCAACTGGCAGAGCTGGAAGCACGGATGGCGGCGACCTCGGATATGGTGGCGGGCCTCGATTCCGGTCTTGCAGACATGGGTCGCAGCCTGATCGAAACGAACCGTGAAATGACGGGGCTGTCGCGGTCCTTGGGCACCGGGTTGCGCAAGGCATTCGACGAGGTTGTGTTTGACGGGCTGCGTCTGTCGGATGCGATGCGGCAACTGGGCCGGTCGATTTCGGATGCGATTTATTCCGCAACGATGCGCCCGGTGCAAAGCGCGGTTGGCGGCGCATTGTCGTCAGTCATCAGCGGCGCTTTGGGCAGCATGTTGCCCTTTGCGAATGGCGCGTCCTTTAGCCAAGGCCGGGTGATGCCCTTCGCGCAAGGCGGAGTTGTGTCTTCGCCCGTATCCTTCCCGATGCGGGGCGGCACTGGCTTGATGGGCGAGGCCGGACCAGAGGCAATCATGCCGCTGACGCGCGGCTCGGATGGCCGTTTGGGGGTCAAATCTTCGGGCGGCGGTCGTGCAATGAACGTGGTGTTCAACGTATCGACCCCCGATGTCGCGGGCTTTCAACGCAGCCAATCGCAGATCGCCGCGCAAATGCAGCGATTGTTGACCCAAGGGCAAAGGAATTACTGAGTTATGAGCTTTCATGAAATCAGATTTCCCGCGAACCTGAGCTTTGGGTCGCTGGGCGGACCAGAGCGACGCACCGAGATCGTCACGCTGGCGAACGGGTTCGAAGAACGCAACACGCCTTGGGCACAGGCGCGGCGTCGCTATGACGCGGGGCTTGGCCTGCGGTCCTTGGATGATGTCGAGCGCCTGATCGCCTTCTTCGAGGCGCGCGAAGCGATGCTTCACGGGTTTCGCTGGAAGGACTGGGCAGATTTCAAATCCTGCCGGGCCTCACGTTCGGTCACAGAACTCGATCAATCGCTGGGCTATGGCGACGGCTTCACCACGGAGTTTGCGCTGGCGAAAACCTATCGCTCTGGCGATTGGGAGACCGTGCGCTTGATCACCAAGCCGGTTTTCGGAACTGTGAAACTTGCAGAAGCCGGCACCGAATTGATCGAGAGCATCGCCTGGAGCGTGAATTTGGAAACCGGCATTGTCACCTTTGTGACACCGCCCGCTGTCGGGGCTGAGATTACCGTCGGCTACGAATTCGACGTGCCCGTGCGCTTTGATACCGATCTCATCCAAGTCTCGGTCGCCAGTTTTCAAGCCGGTGATGTGCCAAAAGTTCCCGTGGTTGAGGTGCGCCAATGATCGATAAAACCACAACGCGTGCGCGCGCTTGGGCGCTGGAACGTCGTGACGGAACCGTCATGGGTTTCACCGACCACGACCGCGATCTGAGCTTTGATGGCTTGGTGTTTCGCGCAGGCACCGGCATGAGCGCCAGCGCCGTGGTTCAGGCGACGGGGCTGGCGGTGGATAACACCGAAGCCGCCGGTGCCCTCAGCGATTCCGGGTTGCGAGAGAGGGATATTCTCGCAGGTCGCTATGATGGCGCGACCCTGACTATCTGGGAGGTAGACTGGACCAACACCACGTGGCGTCGTGTGTTGTTTCGTGGCTCGCTGGGAGAAATCACCCGAGCTGGCGGTGCCTTTCGCGCAGAATTGCGTGGCTTGACCGAAGCGCTGTCGAAATCGGGTGGCCGGGTTTTTGGTGCCATGTGCCCTGCCGTGCTTGGCGATGCGGCCTGCGGGTTTGACACGAGCCAAACGGGGTTCTCTGCTGAGGTTGCGTTGCTCGATACGGCCGAAGAAGGCGCGATTCTGACGGTGCCTGCGCTGCCAGAGTTCGCAGCAGGTTGGTTTGTCGATGGTCAAGTGCGGTTTCAGTCTGGCGACGCTGCCGGGTTGCGCGCGTCAATCAGGCGCGAAGAAATGACCGACTCGGGGCTTCGCTTGCACCTGTGGGCGGCACCGGGCGCGGCCCCTGCCGTTGGCGACACAGTGTTGATCGAAGCCGGGTGCGATAAGCGGTTCGAGACCTGCCGGTTGAAGTTCCTTAACCAGTTGAACTTTCAGGGCTTCCCGCATGTTCCCAGCGACGATTGGTTGATGGCCACGCCGCGCGCCGATGACGCGAATGCGTGACTCTGTCCCTGATGCGCCCCGTCAGTTGGTTGTGCGTGAAGCACGCCGCTGGATTGGGACGCCGTATCAGCATCAGGCATCCGTGCTTGGGGCTGGCTGTGACTGCCTTGGATTGCTGCGCGGTCTTTGGCGTGCTGTTCACGGGGCCGAGGTACAAGCCATACCTGCCTATGGGCCAGACTGGTCCGAAAGCAGCGGCGACGAGGCGTTATGGGCGGCGTTAACGCGCCATCTAACGCCTGTTTCCAGCGAGATGCGGCCGGGGCAGGTACTGCTGTTTCGGATGCGGGCAGGCAGTGTTGCAAAGCACCTCGGCATTCTGAGTGCCGACAGCCCCGCGCCAAAATTCATTCACGCCTACACCGGGCATGGTGTGGTCGAAAGCCCGCTAAGCCCCCCTTGGGCACGCCGCGTTGTGGCGCGGTTTGACTTGTCTTGATGTGAAGGAGCCTGCAAATGGCGACGTTGCTTTTGTCCGCCGCCGGGGCGGCTGTTGGTGCCAATTTTGGCGGTGCGATTCTGGGTCTGTCGGGGATGGTCGTTGGCCGCGCTGTCGGGGCAACCGTCGGGCGGCTGGTTGATCAACGCCTTATGGGTGGGTCCGGTGCTGTCGAAACGGGCCGCATTCAGCGTTTGCAGGTCACCGGGGCGGGCGAAGGTGCCCCCCTGCCGCTGATCTGGGGGCGGATGCGGGTTGCTGGGCATGTTATCTGGGCCTCCAAATTCGAAGAAGTGCCGGGGCGTTCGCGCAGCACAAAAGGCGGGCTTGGGCCAAAGGTCTCCGAGGAGTCACGCTATGTCGTGAGCGTCGCTATCGCCCTGTGCGAGGGCGAGATTTCCGGCATTGGGCGGGTTTGGGCATACGGCGATGAGATCGCGCCGAAGGATCTGAACCTTCGGGTTTATACCGGCAGCATGGATCAAATCGCTGATCCGAAAATCGTCGCCAGCGAAGGCCCCGATATGGCACCCGCCTATCGTGGCACTGCCTATGTCGTGATCGAAGATCTTGATCTTGGTGCTTTTGGCAACCGGCTGCCCAACTTCGCGTTCGAGGTTATTCGCCCCGCGCAAGCCGAAGGTCAGACGACCCTACAGGACGCGGTTCAGGGCGTGGCATGGATGCCGGGCTCTGGCGAATACACCTTCGCAACAGAGTCGGTTTTGCTTGGGAATGCGAGTGTCGACCCCGGTTTTGGGGAAACGCTGCAACAGGTCCGCAGGCAGGCCAATGTGAACTCACCCTCGGGCGAGCCTGATTTTCGGACGGCGCTGTCGGCCTTGCAGACAGAACTGCCCGCCGCGAAATCGGGTCTGCTGATATCGTCTTGGTTCGGCAATGATTTGCGCTGTGAAACCTGCGAGATCAAACCGAAGGTCGAATACACATCGGTCGACGGACAAGAGCAACCTTGGTCGGTGACCGGCGTCACGCGCGACACGGCTGAAGAGGTCGTGCGTCTCTTGGATTCGCCAGTTTATGGCGGCACCCCGTCGGATACCTCGATGCTGCAAGCCATAGCCGCGATGAATGCCGTTGGCCAAAGCGTGGTGTTTTATCCCTTCTTGCTGATGGAGCAATTGGAGGGCAACAGCCTGCCTGATCCGTGGTCTGACGCCACCGATCAGCCCGTCTTGCCATGGCGCGGGCGCATCACCCTGTCGAAGGCCCCCGATCAAGTGGGCACGACAGACCGCATCGCCGCCGCAGAGGCCGAAGTCGCTGCGTTTTTCGGCACGGCACAGGCCTCGGATTTCACGGTGACGCCGGGATCGGTCAGCTATACAGGTCCCGCCGAATGGTCCTATCGTCGGTTCATTTTGCACTACGCGGCTTTGTGTGCGGCCTCTGACGGGGTCGAGGCGTTTTGCATCGGCTCGGAAATGCGCGCCCTGACACAAATTCGCGGCGCGGGTGATAGCTTTCCAGCCGTTGAACAGATGGTGACGTTGTTGCAGGACGTGCGCACCCTTTTGGGGCCATCGGTCAAACTGACCTATGCTGCGGATTGGACAGAGTATTCGGGCTATAACGCTGGCGACGGAGACCGCTATTTCCACCTTGATGCGCTGTGGTCGCACCCTGAACTGAACGCCAT